CTGTGTACCCAAGGATGTGCCATTATTTGTTCTTTAAATGTTCAATTACTGTTTCCCAATAATTCTTATTTTTCAATTCATTAGTTTCAATAGGTGCTAATGCATAAATTGCTTTTGCAGAATTTATAGATTCTTTTTTTGCTTTTTCAATACCATGTAATCTTATAGCATTAATATACATTTCATCTGCTTTTTGTTTTTCAGTCATCACTCATCTACTTTATTTAATAAATTACCGTCATGAGTATAATCTTCAGTCTCAGTAATTCTTACATGATTATCAATAAGGTATTTTCCTGAAGGAACACATATAGATAAATCTCCATAACCACCTTCATTATTCCACCAGTCTTCTATATCATTAAGAATTCTTTCTTGTGCAAAATCTTCAATTAAAGAATAAGCACTTGAGTCTAAATCCATTAAATTTGTATCAGTATTCCAGTTATCAATACCATCATTTACATCATCTGGAGTAGCACAAGGTTCTTTAGTATATCCAATCCAATCTATGGCACCGGAGTCTCCTCCACCATCATAATGTACTTTAATTCCTGTAATACCCATATCAGCCAACTGTAATAGAAGGCCTGTTATATCATTTTCTGTCATAATCCTGCTTTTTGAATAAAATGTTTTGCTACTTCAGGAATATGTTTCTTGTAATAAGGTTGGTTATCCTTACACCAAGCTTTTACTTCCTCTTTACTCTTAAATGGCTTTTGCCAAGAGTTATTATCCATAATCATATTAAATGTTGGTTCTAGCTCATCAATAAATGCTTGAACTGTCCAACCTTCCCAGATGTGTCTGTCATTACTCATACTATTTTGTTTTAATTTTTTTTGTGATATAAAAAAGATATATGACCTGTACCATGTTCAGTAAAAGCTAGTATACTGTTATCTTCAGTATCTAATTCAAACTTTTGAATAACTCCAGGTTTATTTTTAAAATCTCCTTCATGATATACAGTATCTCCAACATGAAATATTTCTCCTTCAGCTGAAATAGCTGTTGATTTATCTACAGAAATGTAGTCTTGTCTATCTTTTAGTTTATTAAACATAACTATTTTGTTTTATAAAAGCGACCAAGTATATTGGCATTTAAGTATTCTTCTTTCTCAAGCACTTCATATTTAAACTGGTGCTTTACTTCTTGATAAGTTAATTCCATTGCTGAGTAGCATATCATTAATATTTCTCTTTTGATTACAAATCCTGCTTTGTGAGCATCTTTTAAGACTTTGTTACTACTATAGTAGTTCATGAAGTCAGGCTTAAGTTCCCGGGTATATTTCTTTAACCTTTTGTCTGTTGACATAGCTAAAGCTTTTTTACCCATAGGTTTCTTAATATTAGCAAAGAAGTTCTTCTTTCCTATATAAGCCACTGACTTACCATCTATAATAGCAGTCATACTGTAGATAAATCCAATACCATGTTTTGGTATACATAATTCATTAAACTCCTTACCTTGATATATCCAGCTCATAATACTTGTTTTAATAATGGAAACAATACTTCTCTAACTTTTTCTATACCATGTCTTTTAACAGAATCAGAAAGATCTTTCTCCATAGGAAGAAGTATATAGTTAAGACCATACTTTATCTTATATCTTTCTGCTGCTTTAATCCCCGGATCATCATTATCAAACAAAACAATTATCTTATGATACTTAAGTTTTAATTCTTCAATAGATTTTTCTCCAATCATAGTATTCTCACTGTCCGGAGCAATAGCTTCAATATTACTAATACCAAGTTTATTAAAACACATTAGATCTTTAAGAGAAGATGTAATAATCAGATACTTGCAATCATATTTAAGCTGTTCAGTACCTTGAATATAATTCTCAACTTTTATGAATTTTTTATCTGTATTCTTAGGCATATAGATTTTATATAAACTACCATCATTTCTAAAATAGCCATACATATAAGGTCTTTTAAAAGTAAATGAAGTCATAGTACCATCTATCTCTTCTTTTTCCATTGTAAAAAATTCTAAAGGAACTACATTATATCTATCTAATTGTCCTGAACCTATTTTGAACATCATCCAATACTGTTGATCTAAAGTATTCCAGTGTCTCATTTCATAGTCTACAACTTTAAACTTATCATGAATTACTAGTTCTCTTTTTTCAAATACATTATTATTTTTTATATATACTTGATAATCATTTATGATTTTTGCAGCAGCTTCACCAAAAGATAAATTAAATAAATGCTGAACTAAGTTCCAACAGTTACCTTGATTGCCTGATGAAAAATCTTTAAACTTATATGCACTGGATGTAGTATCAAAGTAAACAAACATTGAAGGAACTTTGTCTTTTGAATTAAATGCAGAAAGCATTTTAATATTTTGACCTGTAAGTTTTTCTTTTAAGTTTAAATAATACTCATATACCCATTCTTCAGGTACATCTTTTATATCAGATATTATTTCTTTTGTTGAAATCATAACACTTAATTAAAATAAAAAAGAGAGCCAAAAATAATATCTGACTCCCTTTGACTAATTTAATTAGTCTAAGCTGAAATCAGTTGAAGTTTTACTTGGAATAGATAAATCATCATCATCTCCAAAGTTTTTAACTTCTTTTACTTCTGTCTTTTTTAAATGAATTTTTTCATCATATCTAGTAACTTTATCTTCTACACCAAATGAATATTTTCCTTTATCTGCTTTAGGTAAATGTAAATCATAGTTTGTATAACCTGTTTTACCAATATATTCTTTACCTGCAATACAATATGTAAGATATTTATCTTTAAAAGGTGCTGTTTTGTTAAAAGCTGCAATAAAATCTTCAATAGTATTATGAAGATTATCTTGTGCTACAAACCAATCTGATATTCCTAAATTGTTGCATAAAGTTTTAAGAAAAATCATTATTGATTTGTCTCTATTAATTTTAATACCTGATTTAGTCTCACCATCAGCATAAGCATATTGACTTGCTTTTACTTTACCAATTTGTCCAGCATATTTACCAAGACTTTCATTTTCTTTATCAACCATAAAACCTTCAAAATCATCAATTGGTTCAGTTTCTAAATGCAATATCAAATGTTTTGCATCAGGGATGAAAGAAAAGTCTTCCAACTCTAAACTATTAATTTTTAATGTGTGATTTCCTGGAGAAATTGTTTTTGGTAAGCCCGTGCTACCACCTAAGTCTGTTGTACTTAATGACATTTTATTTTATTTTTTAGTTGTTATAATTATATTAGTGCTGTAAAGCATATGAACATAGCAATAATAGATACTATTACTACAATTAATTGCATACATCCATCTAACTTATCAGGTGCTTTTGGTTTGTTTTCTTCACTCATTTTTAAATTTTTAATTGTTTACAAATACTTTACTCCAATCTGTTTTCAGAGTTCCGTCAATCATCTCAGAAATTACTATTTCTTCATTACGCAAATGTTCTGGTCTAGCACCACAAGTAACTTCTTCATTAGTTTTAAAACTTAAGATAGTCTTAGTTCCTTTTCTATACATGTAACCTATAGCGTCAGCTTGAGCACATATTAATGATTTTATTTTACCAGTTAAATCAATGTTTGCTGCCATTACCATTTCACCTTTATCATCTACCACTTTGTCTTTAATATGACCAGATAAGATAATTGTGGGTGCTAATTTATCAATAAAATCTAATACTTGGAAGAATGCTTGACGGATATATAAATATCCTGCACCATTTGGTAATGTTACTACAGTATCTCCATCAAAGTTTTTACCCATTGGAGTTTCTCTGTATAACTTTATAGCTAAAGGCATAATCATATCCTCTAATGCTGTCACTGTATCAATTGTGATATAGTCATAAGGATTATTTGCTGCTCTAATTGCTTTACCAAGGTCAAGTAATTCTTGTAAAGAATTTACTTTAATTTTAAGTGCTTCTACAAAATCAGATCCATTTTCTAAATCTATAATTAGATTATTTTCAAGACCGGCATAAGCTGTTGTTTTACCTGTCTTTGGTTTAGAATAAATCACAATTCTCTTGGGATTCATTCTTTCTGCTTTAATTTTACTTGTTGGAAGTACAAAACTCATAAGTTAGATTTTGCTTTGATTATTAATTCATTTAACTCAGCATTTTTACTAATTGGTGTTAGTAAAATCATAGCTGCAAGATC